GTGATATTTTCTATGGCTATGGCGTTGGTAATCCTACACCATTCAACGGCCTTGGAAACATTGTCGATGACGGTACGGTAGCAGGCACGATCGGCGGACTCTCACGCGCTACGTATCCTACTTTGGATGCAGTAGTGCAGAGCGCAGGCGGTGTTCTATCGCTCGCTAAAATCCGTACGCTTGCAAACGCAATCTCGGACGGTCAGATCAAACCAGACATGTTCCTCACCTCGTACGACGTTTACACGCTCATGGAAGAGCTTGAAATGCCATTCCAGCGCAATGTCTACGAAATCGGCGCACAGCCACGTTCGCTCTACGCAAACACTGGCTTCACAGGTCTCCAGTGGGCAGATATGATGGTCACTGTTGACCGCAAATGCCCATCCGATACTATCTTCCTCTTGAATACCGAATTCATCGAATTCAAGGGTAAGAATTGGTGGGAAGGTACTCCAGTTACCACAAAATCTTCGGATGTCATCGGTAACGTGTACGAAAACGAGAACATCGGCAATGTATTCACTTGGACAGACTTCGTCCGTGGTTACAACGTAGGTGCTATCAACGGTTTCATTATCCTCGGTGGTGAACTCGAAACGAACGATCCTCGCCGTCTCGGCAAGCTCACGAACTGCCTCACGGTCTAATGCGAGCAGTCATTATCAGCTAATACGAAATAATTATGACTCTACTCGCAAGAAATTATGATCCAGCAGTCGGTTCAGTCGGAGGCAAATGGCTTCTCTCTGATATTCTCGGAGGTGGCTACACCGCTTTCGGCAACGTCTGGTATGTAAACGGAGCTACTGGCAATGATACGTTCTCTGGACAGCAGAACGCTCCATACGCGACAATTCAAGCTGCGGTCAATGCAGCTTCGTCAGGTGATGTCATCGTCATCGGCGAAGGCGCATACGATGAGACAGTTACCATCGCACGAACGCTCGACGGGCTCACGCTTATCGGTCAGGGGAATCAAGGTGCTATAGGCATCGCTCCTACGACCACTGCGGCAGTCGGCCTTATCAACAATGCAGACGATGTAACGCTCATCAATGTCGGCGTGGCAGGCGAATCAACTGCAGCATATGCAGCATTCAGCACTGGCTCACGATTCCGCATTTATGGTGGCAAAATCGAAGGCGTTGATACGTCCGGTTCTGCGCTTGTCATCGGACCAGGTTCAGTCGCTCAGGTATCAGCAGGTACTGCTGGCAATTGCGGAGATGTGAATCTCTACGATTGTGAGTTCGCATGGTCACACAATGGTCTTGCACTCACAGCATCTGATTACGGCGTTCCTACGCAGGTATACATGCAGAATTGCAGAATGCACAACATTGATGGTACGGAAGTTCTCGGTGTTCCAGGTGCCTTTGGTATCGGTTCTGTACGCAATCTCATGGTAAAGAATTGCCTTTTTGAAGCAATGGAAGACGGTACTAATCCATCGGATTACGTTAATGTCAATGATGCTTCAGATACAGGTATCTTTACTGCAAATCAATTCGCTATCCCTACAAATGCAATCGCAGACCTCAAGGTCGGTGCAGGCGTCATGTGGGTGGCGAATGCAACAGAAGCTGGATGGTCTACAGCTCGCCCAGCTTAATTATTAATGTAATTCTTATATATCATGTCTAGAATCTCACAAGGTCCAGCAGTCTCTCCACATGGATTGTTCAATACAACGGACAATAACCGAGTAGCAGCAGCTTCTGGGAACGACTTCAAAACTGATGATGGCCGCGATTTGGCGTATGTATTCGCAGGCGCAGTCGATATTCCAATCGGCGTCGCAGTGCAGTCATCTCCGCTCGTAGCAGCTCATCAGAACCTCACTGGTACTACCCAGGCAGTCGGCGACAAGACCATCACGGTCACGCTCGGGGCAACTGCAGCTACTCTTAACCAGTACGCAAACGGCTTCCTCGAAGTCCGTACTGGTACAGGCGCAGGCCAGCGTTTGAAGATTGCATCGAATCCAGCAGCTTCACTCTCTACTACAATGGTAGTGACACTCGAAGATGCGTTCGTTGCGGCAACAGGTACGTCATCACGCTTCAATCTCATTGCTGACCCTTATAATGGAGTCGTCATCAATCCTACATCAGCAACTGCTGCTCCGATCGGTGTTACTGTAACCTCAATTCCAGCAGGAAACGGCGGTTACATTCAGACGAGCGGCCTTTCAACTGTTCTGTTTGATGCCGTCGGTTCAACTGCAGCAGCATTGCAAGTCACTACTTCAACAACTGTCGCAGGTGCATTTACTGCACTTGATACCACATCCGATTCAACCCCGATGCTTGGCTTTACGGCAAATGCTGTTGCAGCTTCGCAGTACGGTTCAGTGTACCTTCAGCTTTAATCCACAGGCTTTCTGTCGGCGCTCAGCCCCTTTTATGGGGGTTGTCGCGGGCAGAGTAGCCCGTTATAAATAACGGTTCCTCGGCTTTCCTCAAAGCCTGCGTAAACATGAACAAATCAAAAAAAGAAGAAAATGTAGAAAACAACTCGCCTATGGGTGCAATCGAATCTCTTCCAAAGATCGAGACAATCACTGAGGCACCTCGTCCAGTCGGTCAGCCGATGACACGAGTGAAAATACCGACCATTTACATCACGAATTATCTAAATAATGATGTGAGCCTATGGTGGGATAGCAAAGAGTACATTTATAAAGCACGAACAAAATCTCCTGTTCAAATCGGAGGCGTACAGGAAAACCAGAACGTACGCAAGAAGTGGGCATATGATCTTGCTGTCAAAGCATGGTATGCAGATCATCCACAGGTGGAGGGCGATAAGAAAGCCCGCTATCCGCGCGATACTGAACTTACTTCATATGTTCAGCGTGCGCTCGAAGAAGCACCTGTCAGCGAAGCGGAACTTGGCGAAGAGAAGAATCTCGAAATCGTCAAGGACTACCATGTCCTAAAGGCGACAAGCCACATTAAGGAGCTTGGCGGTCAGGAATAATGCGATTATTCAGCAAAAAAGAAGCTGAAGAAGCGAAGCGAAGCCAGGACGCACTCATCGCCCAACAGGAAACAGTATTGATAAACCGCCTAACTGAATTGCAAAAGTCCTTTAATGAGGAAACCCGTTCAATTTCTGAATATCGGAAAGAAATGAATGAAGCCCTTGAAGAAGAACTCAATGTGAAAAGAGGCGAAATCGACAAAATTCAAGGCGATATTGTAGAACGTTCAAGAGAGCTTGCGGAATTACGAAAGCCGCTTGATGAAGAAAAAGCTTTGCTTCACAAGGAACGCCAAGAAATAGAGTCGGTCAAGCTCGATATTTCTGAGGAATGGCGTCAAATCCGAGAACAAAAGGACTATTATGACGAAGAGCTTGAAAACATAGCGAAAGTCATAGACAAGAACGCAGAAAAAAGCCTATTGCTTGAAAATCAGGCAAAAAATCTCTTGAAACAGTCCGAAATCGTGCAAAATGAACTCAAAAAGCTGGAAAACTACAAGAACGCTGTTGAGAATGAAGTTTACAAGATGAAAGACGAAATAGAAAAGCGCGAAAATCGCGTGTCACAGCGCGAGGAAGAAATGAAAATCTATCAAAAAGAGCTTTCACTGAAAGAATTTCAACTCAAGAAGCGCGAACGAGCATTATTCGATAGGGAACAGCGAATAAATTACCATGAGCACAAATCAAGTCATACCAAATAGTGGTTACCTCCAAGGTTCCGCAAATCCAGACCAAAACGCCAAGGGCGTGATGTTCGGGTATTTCAACGGAACCGCGGAGATCACTCCTATTCCTATGACCGCTGATGGAAAGATACTCATTGAAGTGATACCTGTCTCTCCTTCGGTTGCAGCGACTAACCGTCACAAAATAGACGAAAACGGACGCTGGACTCTGTTCGGACTTTCTTCTGTAGATGAATCTCATGTACCCGTTACTATGACTAACCTCGGCGGCACTGCCCCAGCAGTGAGGATTGACCTCACAGTGCTTCCATAATTCCTATGCCAAAACCAGAACAACTAGCTAGAGATCAGAGCGGAGGAGTGATACAGATTGCTTCATCATTCGCTACTACAAACGGAACACAGAATTCTCCGCTTTCATATACAAATGCTATAACTGCGATTATCATTCCTGATGGAGCAGTGGAACTTGTTATCGCTCCAAGCACTGATCTCAAGATTTCAGAGGATTCAACGATGACAACTTACGATGTTATAGTCGGCGGTTCGAAAGAAGCTATCGGATGTTCTCGGATGAATACGATCTATATTACTCGCTCATCAGGAAACGGAACGGCTACTTTCCGTTTCTCAAAAGTATAATTTATGATTGAAGGCACACCTAGAATCAGAGAGAATCCAGGAGCAACAGGGAACCTCATCGTAGGTCAGCCTATTACCCTTGGCACTCCAAATTCTGTACTTATAGACGATTCATCAGGAAATCTGGGTCTTTCTACACCGTCTTTAGCGAACACTGTCCTATCATGGAATGGAACAAATTTCGTTTGGACAAATGTAGGATCGGGAAACATGGCAATAGGAAATCTTGTAACTTTTGGTACCGATCCTTCAATCCTTTTCTTGAGCAGTGGTGGTCTTCTTTCCCAAGACCCTACAGAATTTTCATTTAACCCTCAGGTTCTGTTTCATACACAAATTACTGATGGAGCATCATATAATTCAGAAATAAGTGCTTCACAAGGAAATGTTGCGCTTCTTGAAAATAATCTTTCCAATGGAAAATCAGAGGGACTTTCTTTGGATACTGTGCGTGGCTTCAATCTGTTTGGTTCACAAGGAATAGTATCTTCTGGTATAAATGGGCCATCAGATGGAACTGGAGCTACGGTATATCATTATAATAACTTCATAAGTGCTACAACTGGTTATACAGATACTTCAATCGCTTCTATATGGACTGACCAATCGGTTACTTCATCGAATACACTTGATGCAACACAAGCTGATCTTCGTACAGTAAACTCTCTCGGTCAGACGGCATACTTTAATGCAACGCCAAGTCTCGTAACTTCACGTCTCGATGATACGAGTGCAGGAACACAGAGCTATTTTGAAGCATTGAATGACAAAGCATTCATGCGTTTCCGTCATACATTACCGGCAACTTCGGCAGGTATCGTATCAACAGAAGATACACAAACATACATGAATTGGTTTGACGGCCTTGGAATTGCTAACGATGTGACACTTGATGCCATAAAATCACGTCTGTATTATTCTGATTCTGGATCGGGTAATTCTTCATATACAAATCTTGATGGAAATCAATTTACTACCATCTGGACTACAAACACAGGTACTCTTGCACAGATATTTGGAAATCTATTCAGTACTACGATGGAATGGACAAATAGCACTGTTGATGCAATTGTTCAAGCTACTTCGACAAGAAGCAGAATCTACTATGATAACGGCACTGGTAATGTCGCGCAGGGTATCTTTAAGGCGGCAAACTATGATCTGACCTATTCTGATGTGAACGGATATACATCAGAATCTTTGGGTGATGCTTCGAAGATATATAATTCTTATACGACACCATATCAGATTTATTCTGATGAATCGTTTACGTTCTCTCCTGGTGACACGCTTACAGATGATGCGGGTAATACCGCCGACGTCATTTCCGATGATGGTAACGGACTTATCGTCGCCACAAACGTAAACATCATCACGCCGCCGGCCTTCTATGCTGGATCGAATATCACTAATCAGGATTTCAACGTGGCGATAGCAACCGCCGATGCGGGCGTATATGAAGCAGAACACGCTGTACGTCAGAATGACGCACCTGGTATGGACAGGTATGCGGATTTCATTCACACAATAACCTCAAGCAGCATTACTGATAAGTATGAAATAAAGCATCCGTTGCAGATGAGTTTCAATGTTCCGTCGCTTGTGAGCTCAAATTCACAATTTAATTTCTCCTATAACATAAACAGCACGGTCGCGCACCAGTTCTCAAATACGAATAGTGGATCAGCAGCAGCATTACATTTCAATCTGTATAACGGAACATCTCAATTTCTCATCGGCATTGTGGGAAATAATAATAGCTCATATGGAGGACTCTATACTCAGAATACGGCGCGTTTCGAAAACACGATTGGAAATATAGTCTATGATGTCCGAACATCAGGAACACGCCATATTTTCGCTGCGAATGGATCAACAACTGCATCTGAGATAGCAACTATCGCTGAAGCGGGAGTCGGTATCTCAGGATCATCTTCGACGAAAATCACTGCGCCAACCGCATATCTCGAACTTGCAGCAGGTACGACATCTGCTTCTACTGCTCCACTCAAATTCAATTCGGGATCACTCATGACCTCTGCCGAAGCTGGAGCAGTAGAGTTCCTGACTGATAAATGGTACGGAACAATTACAACAGGTACAGCTCGAAAAGAGATTACTCTAAATGAGAGTGCACTTACTTCTGGTCAAGTTCCAATTGCAACGACAAATGGACGTCTTCAGAATGGCTTTGTATTTACTCAAGGATCATATACACCAACAGCTTCAAATACATCGAACATCACTGCAGTTACGCCACTCGTAACGTATTATACTCGAATGGGGAATATGGTCTTTTTTGAAGGCCAAGTCGTCATAGACCCAACAACGACAGTAACATTTACGTCATTTGAATTGAGTTTGCCGATCGCTTCTAACTTCGGCGCAGCTACTGATGCAGGAGGTACAGGATATTCGGGAAATGTCCAGGAAGGTTTCCAAATACTTTCATCAGCAGCGAACGATACACTCGTTGTTTGGATGACACCGATAAATGTTACTAGTCAAACATATTCGTTTAGTGGTTCTTATCAGGTTATATAATATGAGAAAAGAATTAGAAAAAACGAATATGGCTCTCATTTCACAAGATATTTCTTATATTAAAGAGATTCTAGACGATTTGAAGAAACAACTTGAAGAAAAATACGTTACGAAAGAAGAGTTCCAGCCAGTGAAATTGATTGCGTTCGGATTAGTGGGAGTATCGACGCTTGCGGTTCTGGGAGCATTAGTAGCATTAGTAATTAAGAAATAACCATGGATGAAAATATAGCAATAGATGAAAATGGACGTTGGGGAGGAGCAGGCGTAACGAATGATTCAAACGCTTATATTCTCAATTTCAGGATGAATCCTGCCTTGAACCGACTTATTTGCGAAGCGGTGGTCACTTCGAGCAACACTTCTATTGGTTCTACGATTCCGGGATTGACGCAAGGTTCGGTTTTATTCGGCGGTGTCGGAGGAACGCTCGCGCAAGACAATGCCAATTTCTTCTGGGATGATACGAATAATCGCCTTGGACTTGGAACGAACACTCCTGCTGCAACACTTCATATAGACGGCTCAGTAGAATTTGATCTCGGAGCGGACAATCCAGGCGATATTTATTATCGCGACAATACAGGTTTGCTTATTAATCTCGGCATCGGTTCGACAGGTGACGTTCTTACTGTTTCAGGTGGATTCCCATTATGGACAACACCAACCTCATTCACGGGATATAATCAAATTCAGGACGATGGAGTGAATATCAATCCACAGCGTCAGATTCTCAATTTCGTTGATTATTTCACGGTGACTGATGATGCTGGAAACGCAAGCACAGATGTTTCGATCAATGTCACAGAACTTGCGAACGATAGCACTTTTGTCAACACGCTTGCCAATAACAGCACGTTTATTGACGATTTGATTGCAAATACCTATTTCACAACGAATCTTGCAAACGATAACAACTTTATTACGACTCTTACGAGCAATACCACTTTCCAGGGAGATATTGTAACGATTATTAACAACGCCGGTCCAACGCTTCAAATTGATCTTACAACACAGGTAACTGGTATTCTCCCTGTTCCTAATGGCGGTACAGGAGCTGCAACACTTACAGGCGTTCTTCATGGAAACGGTACTTCTGCATTTACAGCAATACCTCTTACGACAGATGGTGCAATTCTTATCGGCGACGGTTCGGGTGAACCAACGACACTTGCAGCGTTCTCGTCTTCAACAGGAAATCTTAAACTCGCAAACGGCGGTACTGGATCGTCTCTCTCTGATCCAGGTGCTAATAAACTTTGGGGATGGGATGATACTGATAATAGTATCGGATTTTGGACAATTGGTACTGGTCTTTCATACGATCATGCGAGTCATACACTTTCCTCTACAGGTTCAGGATTTAGTCAGACTTCTATATCCCAATTTGAAGATTTTCTCGGAGTAGGAACAATAACTCTTACTACTGGGGCAGCTGGTGTAACACCACATGTTATCGGTCCTGTTTTGGGAATATTGGGTTGGAGCGTAGGTGCAGGAGACAATGCCACAGTTACTTGTGCAGCAGCAACCGCTACATCAGGACGACCGGGATTGGTAACAGTAACCGTATCAGCAAACGATACGGGATATATAGTACTTGGAGAATCGAATACTGTCCGAAATTTCGATACAAACAATGAATACTTTGGATGGGACCCATCATCTGCCGGTTCTACAAACATCGGCCCAATGAATCAGGGTAATTGGTCAGTAACTGGATCATTCAAACTCGGAAGTACTGCAAATATAAAAATGCAGTTTGGATTTTCAGATATAAGCCAAGCATCCATTTCTAATGGCATTTATTTTGAATTAGATACTGGTGTTGATACTAATTGGCGTGGCACTACATATGATGGTACGGCAGCACAAACAGTGACAACTGTAGCGGCAGACACGAACTACCATAAGTTCGAGATTATAATGAATGCAGGAGGCACTTCGGTTGAATTCTTGATTGATGGTTCTTCTTTGGGTTCACTTACAACACATATTCCAAGCGCAGGAGGAAGACCATTTTTCCTCATCGAATCACTTACGGGAGCAACAAAGGCATTTACCACAGATTATTGGCTTATGAATCAAACGGTAGCATCAAGATAATATGGCAGCAGATACAAAACCAGTACTAATAACAGAGTTCAGTGGACAAGCTGAAAATCCGCATATTGGTGCGGGTGTGGCTGTTGGTATGGATTTGTATACGACCAAAGGAGTAGCAAGGCTTTCAAGGAAAATGTCAAAAGCGAGCGGAAGCGTTTGCACAGACTTTCCTCTCTATGTAACAGAAGCAGTCAATGGAGATGTCTATGTCCAAGGAGATACGGGAGTGATATATAAAGGCACTACTAATGCTAGCTCGTGGGCAACTGTTGCTGGTGGTCCGACTCCTTCTGCAAATGCTGGTAGGGGAATAATCGTATGGGAAGACTATCTTTTCGCTTTTACTCCTACTGACGTTGCAGTATACGGACCATTATCTGGTTCTCCAACATGGGATAATACATGGTGGACCACAACTGCATCACAACCAGCACTCATAAACACTTCTTCGTCTATACAGCATGTTCCTTTCATAAACCCTTCGAATAACACGCTTAATTTCTGTAATGAAAGGTATATAAACCAGATTAAATTGACTGATGTTACGGGAGGATTTGATCCTTCTGATGGTACAACATATGTTGCTATAAATAATAAACTGACACTTCCTGGCTACTATATTTCAAAGAATATGGGTTTTCTTCCTCCTGATACTGTAGCTATCGCTGTAGACAATACAATGGTAAATAGCCAAGCTGATATTTGCGTATGGGATGGTGCATCTGACAGTATTTTGAATAACGTTGTCTCTTTACCAGGAGCTTCTGGTGCAGTTATTCAGATGCTTTCTAAAAACGGAATTTTATACTGTATAACAACCAGAGAACACGGAATCTATACTGTGAATGGATCATCTGCAGAACTCGTCGATCGTTTAGCACTTAGAATGTCAAGTAGGACTGCTGGTGGTGCACAGAATACAAGCAGGACTGTATCTCCTATATTTCCTCATGGTGCGGATTTCTTGGGACCAGAACTTCTCACAGGAGGATGTAATCAACCACAGATTTCATCGCAACAGACAAGCACTGGGCTATTTCCATATGGCGTTTGGTCAGCAAATATAGAAAATGAAGTAGTAGGTTGTCGTTTTCCTCTTTCTTTTGGGGACATAAATGCTCAATACACTACAACTTATAAGATAGGTTTTGTAAAGACTATCAACGATACTTCAGTCATTGTCGGTTGGGCTAAAGGAACCACATATGGTATTGACTTGCTTTCACTGTCAGACTACATAACAGACCCAGATACCACATTTCTCGAAAGCGCGATATATGAAGTTGGTACTTCTCTCAATCCAAGAACATTTGATCAACTTGAATTTAATCTGATTCAACCGCTTACAAGCGGACAAACTATCACGTTTTACTATAGAAAATCTCTTGCGGATGATTATGCGATAATCCCTTTCAGCAGAACTTCTAACTCCGTGACTTCTACAGAACTTGGAACCCATCTTTCTGGTGCTTGCCAGATACTCCCATTTCAGGAGGTACGATACATTCAAATTGCTGCAAAGTTCGATACAGGTTCACAACAGACGCAAACACCACAGATACGAAGTTTGCTCCTAACAAACTTGTAATATGAAAATAGGCGATAATCATAAAAAACAAATACAAGATATAGTCAAAGAAACCTATACTCAAAGAGGAGGAACTTCTGGTAGTTTTGCTACTCCTCGTCATTACCATAATGGTTCAGACAGTCCGCAGATAAAATCATCCGATTTATTGCCTTATCCAATCAATCCCAGAATTAATGATTTTGACCAGAATATAACTGGAACACAGTTCTTTTTCGATGAAAGTAATTTGATTGATCCTTTAGATGCGACGACATTCTATTATTGGGGACAGAAGCTATTCCTTGGAAATAATGGCTATTATGATGGGACATCAATAACTCCTACTAATTCATATACCACTATCAATCTTGCTGATTTTTATTTGGATTCAGGACAGACAATATCTCAAACAATAAATGCCGGTTCTACAGATACAATAGTTTTTGATTCTATGAATTTCCAAAAGCCTACAGGGGCTTATTACGATTTTGTTAATCCAATTACTGGAGAATTTAAGACGGTTAATAATCCAAGAGGTAATAATCAAATTTATGGAGCTTTCGAAGACCCTATATGGTATTTAGTAACAGCATCTGTAGGTATAGTGCCTCAAGCAGCAGTAGCAGGAGAAACTGCAGATATAAACATAGAAGTAGATGGAAATATCATTAATTACAATACATTTTACTTTGTTGGACCTGTTGAACCAATAGTTGTTACTATATCTACATTAGTCACAACACCTATAGAAAATAATATAAGAATATCGGTAACAAATGGATCGACTAGCCCAATAGATACTACAGGAAGTAATCAGGTTACATATTTTAAATTAAAACAATTAAAATAAAATGAAAACATACACCACACTCAAAAACCTTTTTGTCAGCCTTTCGCAGAATAGTTCTTCAGATAATCGGACGCTCGCTGGTCAGCTCATAAACGATGGGCACCGCTATCTTTTTCAAAAGTATTACGACAACGAACGAAGCTATACTGTACCAGGCGGAACTATTCAAGGTGTTCAAGAATATACGCTTCCGTTTAACAATTTCCAAGTAAAAGACGTTACTGTCCGTGTTGGCGGTTTTCTCTATACACCACCAGAAATCCTTACTCGTCAGCAGTGGGACTATCTCAATTTCGTGCAGTATCAGTCCACATTTCCATTCAGATACTTCATTTATAACAATAAACTTCTTATATTTCCTATTCCATCGGCGAATGGCGATCCTATAACTATAAACTATAAGATTCGCATGCCAGATTTGGTACTGGATGATGTCACTACAGGCACAGTTTCAGTAAATATCAATACAGTAGTATCTACGACCAATTTATTTGGGGGAACAAGCAGTTATACGACCGCTACAGGTGTTGTAACGACTGGAGGTACAGGTACTAGCTGTACGGTCGATATAACAGCCGTTTCGGGCGTTATAACAGCAATTACCATAAATAACCCAGGTTCGGGATATTCGGTTGGAGATACATTGACAATAACAGGTGGCGATGGCACAGCAACATTTGAAGTAGCGGCGGTCGCAGGTGGTAGGATTGTTACAGGTTCAGGAACAAGTTGGGCAGTTACAACCGGTATCAATGAACTCCGCTGGCTCAATATCCCATTTCCAGGAGGCGATAACGAATGGTATCAGGTCGAATCAGTCGATAGCACGACGCAGCTCACGCTCGTATCGCCGTATAGTGGCATTACTGCAGTATCTGGGTCGAGTTACACTCTCGGACAGGTGCCGATAATCCGTGAAGACTTCCAAGATTTGCTCGTATATCGTCCTCTTATGATTTACTTCTCGTCGATAAACAAGGACGACTCGAAGAAAGCGCAATTTGAGGGATTGTATAATGACGGTATATCGAGAATGGACGAATATGAGGGAATGAAAAGCACGGACGTTTCCCTGGGAACAGAAGCCCCGACGTACAATTCGAATTTATTCTGGCAACAGAATCCTTAATCCTTCATCATTAAAAATGGTATAATTATATAAACTATGAATCCGAATAATAATCCACAACAGAGCGCATGGAAAAGAATACTTGGGAATAATTCACTCTATGATAGGGTAAGAGGCATTAGAAACCTTTATGGAGAAAATGCTCCTGTCGGTACTCCAGGTGGATTTAATTATGCTCGCCCTCAGGTAATTCCAACATCGGTAGCGAATTCAAATCAGCCTGGCTCTATGACACAGCATGTCATTCCTCCACCAACTCCTCAACCTGCCTCTTCTACAACAGGTGCAGCTTCCCAACAAAATCCTACACCGACAAGTATATCCCCACTTCCTCCGATGAATCCATCTATTGCATCAAGTACTACTCCTGATGCACAACTTACGTATCCGTCAGCTATTAGAGGTGAATTAGCAATGGGCGCACCATCTTCATATCAAACACGAGAACAATCGCTTTTTAACGAACAAGCAGCTTTAAGAAATAAATACGCTCCGCTTGTTGCTTCTCCATTCGGTCAACCTGGAATCGGACAAGGGCCACAGAGAATGAGCGATTATGAATTGGCTAGATATAATGCTCTAAATACAGGTATACAAAACGAACTCACTGGGGTACAAACTGGATTGAATAGAGGATTGTCTGCTGCTCAAGGTGCTCGTGGCGCACTTGAACCTATGCAGGTATCTCCAGGTACAGGGGTTATATCTCCAGTCACTGGTCAATCTTTGCCTGGATATTCCGCTTCTGAATCCGCACTTCGTGGTGGGGCAGCAGGATATATCCAAAATGCAACACCTGAATATTTCTCTGCGATAGGGAATAGACAGGGTATAAAAAATGTAGAAGGTCAGCTTACAGGTCTTATAGGAGAACAAGGTCTCAACCCTTCGTCAATTCCAAGATTGAACAGCTTCATAAATACCGTAATGCGAGAAGGAGCATCAAATCCTAATTATCAGCTCCTTAACGGTCTTGTAAACGACATAACAGCCCGTTACAGCAACTATTTGTCAGCAGGTGGCACTACTACTGATACCGTTAGAAATGCCGCTAATGAGCTTATAAATGGTCATATGACAGGTGAAGCAATAACTACGGTACTCCAGGGATTGGGAACTGCAATGGATAATGTCATTTCTGGCCAGGGAAGTGCTATAGGAGCAGCGCAAGGAACTCTAGGTGGTACTGGATTGCCATATGTAGGTGCATCAACTGGACAAAATTCTGGAGGTAATATGTTTGGAAGTTTCTTTTAAAAATCATGAATCCACAAGAACAATTAGACCCATCGGTTATTGCTCTGACCAAAGCTATTGGTAAGCAAGAATCAGGCGGGGATTACAATAAAATAGGAGATAACGGACACTCTAAAGGTGCATATCAGTGGAATAATCCTGCTCCATTAAGAGATGGAGAAATACCAGCAAATTTTAGGTCTTTTGCCCAATCAGTAGGGGAAAATCCCGACGATTTTTCCCCTACAAATCAAGACAGAGTAGCGTACAAAACTGTTGAAAGTTGGGGTAAACAAGGACTAAATCCAGCACAAATTGCTTCTAAATGGAATAGTGGTAATCCTAATGCGTACAAAGAAGGTCATTCTGGCTATAATGCAGAGCAAGGAGTGAATTATGATGTTCCTTCTTATGTAAATAATGTAGCTAAATATTATGATCAGTATAATCAATCTACTGTAACACAAGCTCCATCATCTTCTCAAAAAGAGAATACACCTAGCTTTTCTTCAGATGAAGGTATTATCGATGAGATAAAGAGAAGAAAACAGGAAATTGAGAATATAAAAAAACAAAGAAAACAGGGCTTAATAGGTCTTGGAAGTAGTTTACTTCAGCAAGGAGGGGAGATAGCAGGGGAAGCTGGATCATTAGCAACTCGTGCGCTTTCCGCTATAACTCCTAACTTTATTGAAAGACCAATAGCCGGGGCACTCAAAGGTGCTACCGAACAAATAACTAAGATGCCTTTGGTTAAAAAAGGAGTAGAAAAATATCAAGAATTTTCCCAAAAGCACCCAGAAGCTGCTGCTAATTTATCTGCTGTAGGAAATATCGCATCTCTTATTCCTGTTACAACCGCACTGGGAGAGACATTTAATTTGGAAAAGAATATAGCAAAGGGAGCGATCGAGAAAGGTCTCAAAACAGTTGGCATTAAAACCGCTGAAAAGATTGCACCTGAAGTTCAAATGGTAATGCCTAAAATGTCTGCTAAAGCTGTGTCTAAAGCGGTTGGGGAAGGAAGAGCAGAAAAGACTGGTATTTTGGGTAAAATATCTATTAAACCTAATAAAAAAGATATTCGCATAGGAAAAGCTATATCTGGAATGGTTGATCCAAGCAAGACAATCACTGAAAATGTAGGTCTTGTGAAACGGGCTCTCACATCAGAGGCAGAAACATTGAAGAATGATGTAGCGATTCAAAATCACCCGTATACATTCAAAAAACTTCAATCTAGAATAAATAAAATTGAGAAACCTGTTCTCATAAGTTCAGATAATACCCTAAACAAAGCATATGATACCGTAAGGAAAGCTGCTGTAGATATTGCAAAAAAAGAAGGAGGTACTATTAGTGGATTACTAGAAGCACGAAAGAAATTTGATGCTTTTGTTGAAAGACAATTCCCTAATCTATATTCAAGCGATAAATTGACACCAATGAAGAGTGCAATAAGAGATATTCGAAGAGAAATGAACGATTTTATAGGAGAGAGTTTGCCAGAAGGGAATAAATTTAAGGAAAGTCTAGCTAAACAAGCAGACTTATACGAAGCAATAGATAGAATGAGCGCTAATGCGCAATCAGAAGTCGGTACAAATGCACTTCAACGTTTTAGTGCTAGAAATCCTATAATTTCTGGCATAGCAAAAAAGGGAATTGGAACACTGGCAGGAGGAGAATTGCTCAAAGGAGCAGGTATCCTACCATAGACCAAGAAAAGTAGAATCTTGATTTCCGACTAGCATTTCTGCAAGAGCAAATAATAGAATTGAAATGATTATATAAATCATACTTAAACTATAGTCAAAAATTAAAAATTAATCAATAAATAAAGAAACAATACACAAACTTATTTTGCTAAGTTTAAAACTATTTGCTATAATATATGTATACCTATTGACATCGCAAAAGAAGTATTGTGCGACACTAACGTATAATATAACTTGTCAAGTAGTATTTTGAAAATCCGTTTTGATACAGAAAAATCGCCGGGCTATGACGATTATCTGTCGATATTATCGTTTATTTAATTCTCGCAATATCAAAAGGACGAGAACGAGTTTTAAGATTTCCATATATAGGATTTCTCAATATCAAGAATCTCACGCAGTTCTTACTCAAGGAACTGCGAATAGATAATAGCATCAAAACGGATTTTTAGAATATTATTTTCCCCTTATTTTTCTCAGTTGTTCCTTGGCGATCGTATGGATTTTCTTGATTTTTTCTACAGTAATCTTCTTCCCTTCTTCGATCATTGGATAACAAATAAAGACAATTTTTCTGAACGCTTCGTCGATATCTTTCTTTTCGTCTTTTTTCATAAAATAATCATATCAAGAATCCCCAAGTAAGTATAGACACTATAGACGATTTGGATATACTTATTATATGTCCATATCAAATGTCAGGTGGCTCCCTAACGAAGATGGAAGCGGTTTTCTTCTCTTCATAGATAGCGAAGGTCATACAAAAGTAAAACTGCTTATAGACATAGAAAGATCATTTTATCCCATTATTGAGTCCCTTGAAGATTGATTGACATAAATACGAAAGTATTATATAAATATAAAAACAAAATACCAGACTTGCAAATAAAGCTCCGCCTTGGGGTGGGTTCTCTTGCAAGTCTACCCTCTCAAAGGCGGTGTTTTGCTTTTAAAATAATTAAGACTTGCAATGAAAAAATACATATTTATGGGCTTTATTGCCCTCATTTTGCTCATAGGTACAGGTATATCTGTATCTCAGGCAAGAAACCGTCAATTGGCTCTTGTATCCCCTTCTATGATCCCTATAACGTCTCCAGAGGTACCTTTATTGCCTCCGACACCAATACCAAACTCTATTACTGTTCCTAAACCTGTAATTTCTGTTAATTCAGGTATATGGTCAGAAGCACAGATTCTTGCCTCTGTTAAAGCAGGTTTTCAAAGAAATTCTGAAATCATTGCTTCTGATCCATTAAATTCAGAACTTTTCGATCTCAATAATCAGAAAATTGATCTACAAAATGAACTTAAAAGTATGAAAGAAGACCTTGCAATTAAGCTCAACAAAAATGTAATTCCAAGTTGTAGCATATGGGCAAAAGTTCCTAAAGAAAAACTAAACTCTCCTTATGAAGATGTAAGATCTTTATCAGAAGAAGAAAAGAATTGTTATGAGAAAGAAAAAGAAATAAGTTCAATATCATCAAAAATCGTTCTGAAACAAAAGGAATTAAAGTTTAGAGAAAACCAACTTAGAGCTTCTCTCAAAGAAGAAGTCTGTAACTCATCTCATATAGATGATGTCGGAAATATATATTGTCAAAGTTTGTTTACTAACCTTTGGCTTAAACTTTAAAAATTCTTTATAATTGACTTAACTAATATGTTAAGTTAAAGTGTCTTTCACAAGTTATGGCCCTAGGGTTATAATGAGTACATACACAAAAAGCCCCGAAGGGCTTGATGTGTCTAAAATCGTGGAGATTTTAAGCATTAGACTCGTCAATTTCTGGCGAGTTTTTTGCTTTCCAGTCCAACATTGGGAATGGCGGTGCCCATCTTCCATTGAAGTGTTGGCACCATACCAAACCATTTGTATAGTCTGGAATACAGACAGAGAATTTATTCATGCGTTTGTAATTTTTTTCGCCGCTTCTGACTAGCTTGTCAAAGTGATTAAACCAGCGAATAAAATACTAACGCCTTTTTCTGTCTGGTCTTTGGGTAAGAACGCTTGCTGCAAGACGACGAGCGTCACTTTGTGTAGCTTTCCTTTCGCCACTGAGTACTCGTGAAGCAAGTGTCCCAACACTCTTCGAGGTTCGTTCGTTTTTTGCCATGTGTAGAACAATCCTTATCTCTTTATTTTTACTTTTTCTTTCCGTTCGACACGGAGATGCTTACATGCCGAGATCACGCATGCAGGGTAATCAAGCGTGCTCTATATAGCTCGCTATAAAACAAAAGACACTAAAAACTCTTTGCGCGGCGCTAGACAAGGTTATGTCTCTTGCGAAACATAAACTCATCCCAGTGGTAAGCCAGGACTTAACGATTTAATCGTCTTGTCCCAGCACCGTGCAAAACTTTCTTAGTGTCTCTTTTACGGTTAGCTGATAATGTCCGCGCCCTCCATGTGCTTGGTCTACCAAACCAAGCGGAGAAAAATCCATTTTCGGTTAACGAATGACTTTCATGTATATTCTCTCACGAGCAAAAAAATAAATCAAGTGTGTCGGAAAATATTTCCTCTCTCCTCCCCCACCACTCCCCTACTCGGTAGAATATACACATTCTCTGTGACTGAAAAGAAGTATTGTGCGACACTAACGTATGAAATATTTTACAAGAGGACCACCATAAGGTATAATTTATACATGCAATTGATAACGAAATATATCCTATCAGGAACAAAACGCCGATCAGGTCTTAAACTAAATGGTGTAAAGTTCATAGTCGCGCACGATACAGGAAATCCTGGCTCAACAGCCCTACAAAATGCCAATTACTATACTTCAACTCCCAATGAAGCCGAAGTCTCAGCACATGCGTTTGTTGACGATACTGGAGTGATCGAAGTCGTCCCTGACTCCGAAAAAGCGTGGCACGTGAGATACACCGAAACTATAGATAATATTCTCTTCGGAGGCGATGCAAATGACTATGCTCTAGGAATAGAACTATGTTATGGTGGCAAGATTGATAATATAGCAGCGTACAGAAACTATGTAGAATACATAGCATCTAAATGCATCAAATTTGGTCTCAAATCAAATAATATCGCAGGACATTTTCAACTCGACCCAGCACGCCGTAAAGATCCGATAACTGCGCTTAATACTATAGGAAAAACATGGGATCAGTTTAAACAAGATGTACAGTTTGCAATAGACAAATCAAATCCACAACCAGTTAAAGACGACAAATCTGAAAAGATCAAACAAGCTATCGCACTATTACAAAGTGTGTTATAATAACATCATGGAATATAACTATAGAAGTGACTATGAAAATAACTTCGGAAATATAAAATACGTTGGTGATTGTATGTCTACTGGTACAGGAATTTATTCAGAGATTGGAATCTATCCAACAATGTTTATTATCGTGGTATAATAATCTTATGGGAAAACCAGTATTTAGTAATACAGAATTTAAAGTTTTATCTACGATGGTAGACGACGGAACTTTTATTGTAGAAGTACCAACGCCTAAGGGTTGGAAATGTGAGCGGAAAAATTGTCATTCGGAAGTGAAACATACTCACTCCATATATTCATCATTAATATAAAATTATGTCAATAAAAACAAAATCAATTCTTAAACGTTTTCTCAAAGCAGGTCTCGCATCAGCTTTTACTACAATGATGCTTATCGTAGCTTCATATACAAAAGAAGGACAAATCGCTACACTTGCTGAAACACGTACATTCGTCACTGCACTTTGTGTCGCTTTCGTAAACGGATTTCTTACAGGTGTAGTCATGGCCGGTCACAAGTGGGCATCCTGGAAAGAATAGTATATACTAAATATGTCTTCTTTCGTTGGAAGACTTACTTGCATGAAATCCCCTTTTGGGGATTTTGTGTTTATGGTACACTGTACCCAGTTCCTATATGAAGCCCTCTGTCGTAAAGGCAGGGGATCCAAACTTTGCTCTGCATCGTGATTGAAGGAGGGAGAATATCGGAAGGTATTTGCGCCATGATTTCTTTTTCAGGAATCAAGATGGATAACTCCCTTAATCCGATGGAGGGCTTTGTATAGGAACGAGGATTGTTTAAAGCAAGTGTGGCGGAATAGACGTGGAGTGCCACTCTCATAAAGGGGCATTCAAGTAGTAGACGCTAAGATTTACTTACCTCGATGGAGGTTTCTCGGGTCTAAGGAGGAATCAGCGAGAAAATAGAAAAATCCATGCAAGGTGGCTACGGGAATCCTTGCCACTTGCTCTAAGCACTTCTCACAATCTGGTCTGTTCAAATCCCTGTCAGTTTAAGGTCCTGGCGACTAAAGTGATTTGTTGTCAGGGGTAAGAAATATCACGATGCCTTAGACGGGGGTTTGAGCAGATCAGTTCTTTCTTTCGGCAAACAATTCCATATATACCCAGACACGTTGTCTGGTTCCCAAGTCGCGGGTCATTAAAAAACCCGCGCACCATTACGACTTTAGTTCAGTGGCAGAACGCGATTCTTATACAGTCGTTGTCGGGGGTTCGATTCCCTCAAGTCGTACTATTTACATTTATGAGTTTCTATTGTCGTATCTGTTCCTACTAAAACAAGTATTATTTCCTGGCAGTGGCTACACTTAACTTCGAACGAACCCTCCCCTTTCAATTTCATATATCTAAAAAGTATCTTTTTGCACAGAGGACAGCATTTTGACAGGCCTTTCAATAGTTTTTCCATATAGTTTGAATTAGGTAATAAATACTGTCTTAAGTTTGGCACATATAGTATAATAAAGATAGCTACGGGCTAAAGAACCCTGTTATGGACAGGATTAGTATTTAATTATCTAATTTATGAATCCATCAACACAAATTGCCCCTGTTTCCTATGGTCGTGACTATGACCCATCATATGGCGTAGACTGCAATACTCTCGCTACCCTCTCTGGCGTCCGATCGGACATCAAAGACGCGGAAGCCGGTACTGGCCGTCGCATCGCCATTTCCGATGGTCAGCGAAATACTGCTGACTTTCACCTGTTCGATCGTGTCGTCGATGCTGAAAAGGCTGCAATGGACGCAAAGTTTGCCGCTGTCAGCGAAGTAAAGGATTCCGAGCGCAGAATGTCCAAGCTCGTCGAGGAAAAATTCTGTGAACTTGAAAAGACACGTCTCGAAGGTGAGATTCGCGTTCTCCGCGATGATAGGGCTTCTGCGGCTACTGCTGCACAGACTGGTATCCTTCAGCAGATTCTTAATGCTATCATTGCAGTAACGCCTACTGCTTAGTTTTCCACAGTGTACATTGGAGTTTGTAATAGGTATAATATGTTTGACTCTTACTAGAGATGTTCAAACAAATTTGATAATCTATTACATTCTCTTAGAGTCAAAAATAAATCGCGGGCGTTCGAGAAAGGTATCAGCAAAACCTCGCTCAGAGCAGGTTAAGTAATAACCGAGTAACGGCGCAAAAATATAGCTTAAGAACCTATATTCTGGGATATATACAGATTAGCTCCAAGTTTTGATATTCTTGGGGCTTTTTTGTATGTCTTTAAAACGTTCTATAACGCTCAAAATTGACCTATAACAAGAGCAAGCCCCCATTAATGAGAACTTGCTCGTTTTAGACTATATAGCGCGTATTTTCCCTCGCCAGGGTGTAGTTGCCTCAAGCAACGATCTCCTTTTCAGGATTATCTATATAATAACATATTATGGTTTATATGTAAATATTTACGGAGTTAATAATTCATTTTGTTATGTAAAGAATTGATTGATTTTAGTTTTCCACACTTGCAATTTTTGATATAGTTTTTTATAATTTAGGTATAAACAAATAGATTGCATAACCTGTTAGGAAGGTTGTGAGCAGAGAACGCTTGCTTGTCCTAACCAGGCAAGCGCTTTTTGTTTAAGTTCTATGAACATCGAGTAGAGACGTGGCGGAATAGGTAGACGCTAAAGAGGTGGGTTAGTTCCCGTCAGTATGGTGTGGTAGAGAAAGCGGTTATCCAGCGAGGGAAACCTGTGACCTGTACGCAATCAAAGCCGAAGTGATGCGGGAATATGCAAGGTGACTATTACGAGTATAAGCGTTATTGCTGCGGCATCGTCAAGTGGAAACGCTGTGGACGAACCGCATCTCGTCAAATCCTTGCCGTCTCTACTTGGTGTTTATGGAACTAATTTAATAATGTTTGTCTTAAAAAGAATGGTCGGATAACCGATACCATTTAAGTTTACTTCTAGGGACTTCTTTTTCTTTCTCTTTAAACTTCAATGCGTTGGTTTTCCTCTTTCCTTTTTCTAAGAAATAAATTTAATATATGGCTCAAAAAATAATACAAACATGGAAACATATAAAAACAGGTAAAATAATCACATCAGTCGGAACAGTGGATCATTCTATTGGCGAAACTAGAGTTTTTTTACTAAAAAGCCAAATGAATTTACTAAAATCAGGATGGGAAATGATTAAAGAAGAAACAGAAGAAGTTCCTGGTAAAGGACCAATTTGTCTAGGTAATTTAATGTGTATGAATAATTAAAATGAAATCCGCTTTCTCAGAAATAACTCTCGATCACTTCAAAGTAAAGAAACGATCAAATCTTCGCAATGAAGTAATAAAGGAAATATATCAACTTTATTCTTCAGAAAAGGAACGTACAATTCGTCGGATAGAGAATTGGAAAAATTACATTAAATACCTCAAAGCAAATAAAATAAGGGATACGAAAGAACGACAGCAAGAGTTCAAAAAATACAAGATTTTCATCAAGGAAAAAACGGATAAGCAACTGGCGATTTATTTAAGTATTATTCCCACAGAAAGCCTTTATTACATGCTATCAGTTTCACGAGATAAATATAAACGGGGTGAGTCAGTAGGTAAGTATGTAATGGGTAGTATAAAACCAAAATAAGTTATCCACAATTAAGTATGGACAGTATGTATACATTGTGTACACTAAATAAGTAAGAGCTCTTAACAAAGAGAAGTATCGTATTCCCCGCTAGTTAAAGATTTCCAAAAGAGTGATCTGCGGAGCCTTTGTTAAAATCGGACAAGGACGCTTAAAATCTTTGGACGGGGGATATGGTACTTTTCAAAATTATTTAATAGGGACTTTATAAATATAAACATCTTTAAATGGATCGAGAAATAAAATTTAGATTTTGGGATAAAACATTAAGAAAAATGTATTATTGGAATCCCTCTACGGAGGGTGGGGAATTTCAGTTGTGGTCTGACTATGATTGGAAAGTCATGCAATACACAGGCCTCAAAGACAAAAACGGAACTGAGATTTATGAGGGGGATATTCTTAAAAATACAAAAGGAGATATTATTTTTATAATCGAATTCGGTTGGAATACTGATCATAATGCTTACGGATGGATTTTCACTTCTCTTAGAAATGCTAAATCCTATTTGATTGATAATTATTATTCTAAATTAGAAATCATCGGCAATATCTGGGAACATAAAAATTTGCTTGAAAGTAATAAAATAAAACATGCTTAACTACTACGAAGGAAGATTCTCAAAAGAAAGGAGAGAAATAAAAGAATTTAATAATAGAGAATTAGCAATAAGCTTTATTCTCACTGTAATGATGATACTTGTATTCATCGTACCTAATCTTAAATAGTATGAAGAATCTATATAAATCGCTCGCAGCATTTGAACAGGAAGTACCAGTTATTTTGAAAGAAACTCAAGGGTATGGATACTCATACAGTGATCTACCGGCAATATTCAAGGTTATTAACCCACTCATGAAAAAGCACGGCCTTGGGTTCTATCAGGCGGTAAACGATACAACGATAAAAACGACAATCTTTCATATAGAAAGCGGTGAAACGATCGAAAGCAATACGAGTATTCCCCAAGGTGTTTCCCTTAAGGGAATGAATGACTTCCAAGTACTCGGCTCTGCAATCACGTATATCCGTCGATATGCGCTCTCTAGCCTCCTCGGTCTTGTAACAGATAAGGATAATGATGCAACTGGTGAACAGATAGAAAAGAAAACAAAAGAAAAAGTCCAAAATATTACAAATGATGATATGCCTTTTTAATCATAAATAATATGCAAAAGAATTTTTCAATTTTTAAAGTAGATAAAAAAAGCGATAAACAGCCCGACTATGAAATCTCGATGAAAGTCGGTGAAGATTTTGTTAAAGTTGGTGCATGTTGGATCAAAGATGGTAAGAACGGAAAATATCTCTCTTGTAAACTTAGTGACGCGTGGGTCGATCATACAGATCGAACAAAGACACGTAAAGGCTATAGCATTACAGAGGACGTAAAACGTGAAGAAGGCGAAGCACGACCTGAAGAAATTGATATGAATGATGCGGCAAACCAGATTCGATTTTAATATATGAATCTAAGAAAACTACTCGGATTATGTGAGCATAAGTGGAAAACTATACAAATTGTAAACGTATATGATGTTGGTATTAGTATGACAATCCCAAATTATTACAAATATTGCCTATGTTGCTCTAATTGTGGTGATATTAAAGTAAAAAAATTATGAACCAATCCCCTAAAAAAGAAGAAAAGAAGTGTTGTGAAAAGTGTACTTACCATGCAAGTATCCCTTCTTCTATGAAAGAAAGTCAGATATATGGAACTGAATATTGCGGATTCAAAGGATGCTTCTGTCATTCCCCCTCCCCCTCCCACACAGATGTGGATGCTTGGAAGAAAGACTTTTTGAAAGAATGGGACGAAGTAACTGGAGGGGAGGCATTTCCAAACTTCATATTTCCTTTTATTGAGTCTCTTATTTCACTCACCGCCTCCCAAGATTATAAGAAAGGCACACAGGATGGTTGGGAATTATGTAAACAAGAGTACGCTCCCAAAGTCCGTAAAGAGACCGCATCGGCTATGAAGAAATCCATTATCGCAAGCATCAACAGCGCAGGTGGAATCGGCGGCCTCCGTCACTTAGAGGAAATTATAGATAAAGCTACTTCCCTTGTCGTTAAAGACGGGGAACTAACAGAAGATAAATAATATGGAAAAAATAATAGAAAAAATATTTGGCATATGTTTCCATGATATCGAAATCACAAAGACTAAAATAGGCGATTATGAAGTAATCGATCCATTTGCAGTTTGTAAAAAATGTAATATTAAAATCTAATCCTCATGACCATGCCTAAAAAAGAAGACTTGAAAAAGGTGCTCGAAGAAGCAGGTATACAATTCCAAAAGGCCGAAACTTACTATATTGATGGTGTTCTTGGAAAAGGCACTTTGCCACAAATAAGAATTGTAAATTCAGATATAGACCTAGAAAAAATACAATCATACATTTCTTCTGTCTTATTGGAAGAACGCTCAAGAATCGTCGGAATTTTAGAAAAGCATTGTAGAACAAATACATATGAAGATAATGAAGAAGCAGTTTTCAGAACAACCGTCAGAGAATGTATCGACCTTATAAAAGCAACAGATTCAGATGAATAAAGAAAACGAACATTATTGTGTAATTTCTTCAAATGCATATAAGGGGGAGTTTGGACACGCTATTGAAGGATGCTGGGAAATTGATGGCAAATTATATGTCGGGAATGGAGAATATACGAGTGAAGTAACATATTGTCCGTTTTGTGGAATCAAATTATCAGCAATTCAATCAGATGAATAAATATGGAAACAATAGAAAAAATCGAACAAGAACTGAGGTCTAATGAACTTATCTCTAATCCCCATCAATGCGCTGAATATATAGCCACGCTATCGGGAGAACTTTCATTTTACCTGGCGAAAATATCTGATATTGAAAAACTGCACCCGCATCAGTGGCTTGCTCTAAGAAAAGAACAGAAGTCAGATGCTTCTACAGACAAAGCATGGCAACGCACAGAAGAAGGGATTGAGCACAACTGGTACGAAAGTCGGATCAAACGAATCAAAGCCCTCATAGGCGGTCTCAGGGCAATTATCAGAAACGCGGAAGCGGAACAATTTAATCAGCATTAGAAATGAAACAAGATGCCTAAATTAAACAGAACACAACTTAATATATTTTTCTTTATGTGTGGTGTAGCATGTGCGTTTATTGGAATTGGGACCGTTATTGGTATTCTTGCATGTATGTTCATTACTGGATGGAAAGATATAATCAAAAAATAGCTATGGATATAAAACAGGTCGTACTAAAAAAACTTGAAAATGATAAGAATTTCCGTGAGAGACGTAATAAAACTGCCGGTATAGCTGCTATTCTCCAAGAGAAGTATCACCTTTCAAGTAACAATAAAATTGCTCATGATCCAAAATACTTTGCAGAAATATTGACAGACGCAGAAAGTATGACACGCTATTGGCGTATGATTCTTAAGGAACGAAGAGATTTGCGTGGAAGCGATTACGGCGAAGAGGACGGAACAAAGGAATCAGTAGAGCAGAATTATGAAATCTCATTAGGATACTCTCCTGGATATTCCGAAGATTTAAAAATGAAAACATTATTTTAGATATAAAAAAATAATCAATTAATATGAAATATTTTTGTCAACATTCGTTTGCAATAGGAGTATTTTCGATGTCTCTCTGGGCTGCTATTCTGCATAGTTCATTCTGGGGAATTATTATAAGCCTATTATTCATATTTCTTAGTATGATTTTTTTAGCAAAATGAAAAAAACTCCACTCCGAGCAAAGAATTATTGGAATAAAAAGCCAGTATCGAAGAAGATAAAGAAAACCCAGCGAGCAAAGAAGATCGAGCTTCGTAAACAAATCATTGCTCAATACGAACTTACAAATATACGATGCTCACGTTGGGGCACTGCAAAGAAACCAACAAGGACAGATATTCTAAAGGGAATGCTCTGGACTGTGTTCAGTCAATACATTCGTCAGAGAGATGAAGGAATATGTATATCATGCGGTGAACGAAAAACATATTCAGAACTGCAAGCAGGACACTTTGCACCGGCAGGAGGAAATGATCTTGAACTATGTTTCTCAGAATTTAATGTTAATGGTGAATGTGCACAGTGTAATGCAGATTTCAAAGGTAATGGATGGCATCTGATTCTGATGAGAGTGAATATGATAACAAAATATGGTATAGATGTTCTTCTAGAAATAGAGAGATTACAAGGAATGAAACGCTCATTTAAATGGGATGAGATTGAATATGTCCAGAGAATAAAATATTACTCAGAAAAATTAAAAGAAATGAAAGTATGAAAAAAGACGACAAAAGAAAATATATCTGGGTAAAGAAGTTCAAAAAAGAACGTTCTATTGCCTATAAACTACGTGAAAAAGGCTATTCCTACCGTAAAATAGCTGAAATTATGGGTAAAAAACTCAATAGGAATGTAACTTCTAGTCAGGCTCACCTATGGGCAACTTATCCACATATGAGTATGGACATTAAGGACAAAAAGAGTATACTTAAGAAGTAATAGAAACACCTAAGACACTATTACAAACATCTTATGGAAAAAGTACTAAATGCTCAAGATTTCTGTCATGCACTCTTTATGAAAGAAAATCCAATGGTTATTAAAGACAATTTTGAGAATGTATATGAATCATGGCTAGAGAATAAGTTTACTGATCTCGGAATTGATGCAGGGGAGGAAGAAGCTGAAATAGTGCTCTTTAATCATTTGAACAAATAATATGAAAAATCCAGTACAATCAGTCGCGTGGGTATGTATTGTTTTGATAATCTTGCTAGCAGTCCTATCAGCAATAAATATGCTTAAATAATATGGAGACTTTTAATGATTTACTTATAGTGTTTCTTGAAAATTACAACAAGGAAAAAAAGAAAGAAGGCTTCATACCAACAGTAGAATTGCTCATTGAAGATTTAAAAGAAAAAAGATTTTGATATGAATACCTTTAAAATAACTGACGGCGAAAGAGTAATGACACTTTCAAGAAAAGAACTACTTATTGCACGAGAAATACTCAATAATGAATTGGTCGAATGCCGGAATAGTGGACTAGGAGAGACTTCACGTCAGAATCAAATCGAAGACTTGATTACTAAACTCAGCTTTGAATAAAATATAGTTACTAGTCATGAACGCAGGCATATTCTTTTTTACGGGTAGTGAATGTTCTAAATGTGGATATGATACACTGTTGTGGGGAGGAAATGACGGAGATTATTGCGACAAGTTTGCAGAAGAACTAAAGCAAGCAATACAGTGAAGAAAAGATTGTCTAAAATATATTGGGCAACTAAACACGGAAATGGCCCACAAAATGTAGGATATATCGGTAAAAAGAAAGACTTCAAAGGAGCACGAAAGAAAGCAAGAGAACTATGTATAGAAGCCATTGAATATGATGACCCGTATGTACCAAATATAACCGCTAGACTGCTCAAAGGAGGATTCGGAATCACACATCTTGAATCAAAGAAGATAGCAGAAGATACGATGGATGAGATTTATAATGAATTATTTATAGAATAACATGATCCACACACAAAAATTCATCGAAGACGCAATAAAGGGAGGATGGAATACTACTCATGTGAGTATAAAAAAGAATGTTTATATTGAGAAATATCTCCTTGATCCTTCAGCATGGAAAACGGTAGGCAAAGTGAGAGAGTGGGGAGAAGAAAAGGAAATATATTCAGCTGATACTGCTGACGGAGATGAATCACTTATTGGTGGAGTATATTTGTATCCTTGGCAATACAAAATGCACGTATTTCTCGACCTCTTAATCGAAGGGAAAAGTATTGAGGATGCGTTATCAGAAATAGAATAGATTTGCAATTTGATTTCAAATATGATATACTTCTAATATGATCAGAGAAAAATTAAAAGCATATGTAGTTTTCGAAGGTAAAAAATATGTTCGAGGAATGGGATTAATGAAATATGAAGGTCGTAATAAAAAATGGGCAGATAAATTTTACAAATGAAACTAAATTTTGAAAGAAAACCGAAAGTGAAGATGACGGGTGTTCGTCTTACCACTGATGAATATGAATCGGTGAAAAAAATTGCCAAAGAAAATAATGAAAGTATAGGAGAAACGTGTCGTGTTTTGATAGTTGCAACATTATCAAAAATTAAATAACCATGCCCCAACCCCCTAAAAAAGAAGAAAAGAAGTATCCTAAGCAATGTGATGCATGTAAAAAATCAGGTTGGATCTCTTGCTGTAATCTAAATGAAAAAGGACATACTTCGTTCTGCATAGATGCTTCAATAAATGAACTTTCAGGATGCAATAGCCCTGGAAATATTTCAAAAGATCACACAGATAAAAAATCAGTCGGAGAATTACCAGACAGTGTAGGAAAAAAACTTATTGCCCACACAGATGTGGATGCTGCCTTTGATAGAGGATTTTCTTTTGAAGGAAATAATGATGCAAGCACTCCACCAATACTCTTATTTCAAAAATGGGAAGATGGTAGTCGTTCGCTTGTCACAAGAGAATATCTACTTGCATTCATTCACGAAGCTATTGCACGCACCGCCTCCCAAGTCCGTAAAGAAGTGATAGAGGAAATATTAAAAAAGATACTTTCTACTGATGACAATGTGGAACAAGGAAATGCGGTTGATATTGTTAATATTTACAAGGTTGCTCAATCATTTGGAGTAGAACTCGATTAAAACATATGGGGAAAATACAAAAGATACAAAAATGCTTCGCAATAACAGGAGTTTTTGGGGGTGATTGCACCATCTTATCTGTTCATTTTCACAAAAAAGATGCTGAAAAAGAACTGGAAGAACAGCGTAAAGATGTACCAGAAATTTATTATGAAATAGTGCCATGCGATGTAATTGCTAGATTAGGATATACCATTACGAAAAAGATGCGCGAAAGTGGATTAGGTGATTATGTGATTATGAATGGATCTATTCAACTTCGGCAGCATTTTTGCACAGAGAAAAAAGCTTGGGAAGAAGTAGAACGTATTTGTGGAGACAAAATAGACTGGACTAAATCTAACTTTAGTGTAAAGAAAATACAAATCTCCTCCCTCACTAAAGAATAAAACAAATGACTAGAGAAATAAAAAGACCAAGAGAAAGGATATATGAAATAGTCAATGAACTCGGTCAGCGACCAGATAATGTAAATGCTGTAGTTATTTCAATTATTAAGTATCTTGATGAAGAGTGGAATGAAAAAAATAAACTAACAGAAGATAAATAATATGCCAACAATAGACGAACTTCGAGAAATCGAGGAACAGAAGCAAAAAGAAAAAGAATCTGAAAAAGAACGGTTAAAAGAAAAGGTGATATGTGCTAGTGTCACTTTTCCAAGCAAAATGAAAAAAGAGCTAGGTGTCTCTGGATTCATAATGAAATTGAACGAACTAGAAGATTTTATTGAACAACAAATGGATGGTGACGAAGGAAGAAAACTTAATTTTGAGATAAAGTTTTTCATGAAAACCAATAAATGGGTCGAAAATTTACCAGAAGCAAATATCTAACCCCCATGACTATGCCTAAAAAAGAAGATTGGGAAGAAAAATTTGATAAGTTAATGTTTGAATTACCTGTTAATGATTACAGGGTTAGACATGAAGACTTAATTACTAAAGATTTACGCCTCACTTTAAGAGGAGAAACGATCAAGTCTTTCATGCGAGCTCTTCTCTTAGAGGAACGCTCAAGAATCATTGGGATAGCGGAGAGAATGAAGAAGGCAGAAGAAAATTGTCTTAAAAAAGGTATAGCAGTTTGTACATATCAAGACGCTCTTGATGACCTTATCAAAGCGATAAATCAAGAATAAATATATGAAGACAATAAGAAAGTTAAAATCAAAAATAATCTGGTATTACTTCAAAACCCTCATTTGTAAGATATTCAAGCATAAACCAGTACGTATGAATGGTAATACTATGATTTGCGATCGGTGTAATAGACATGTAAAATTCTAATAATATGAAACCACTCACAGCTTACGCAATAGTAAAGAAAAAGAATCCCAAACTCTCAGTGTATGAGATATACGAGGATGATGATGTAAAGATCGATAAAAAGACGGAAATGATAATTAAAGTTAAAATAACTGAAATAAAATGATTACACACGAAACAGCTAAAAAACTAAAAGAGATAGGATTCAATAAAGAAACTTGGGAAACAATGGACGAATCCTATTTTCCCACTCTCTCAGAACTCATAGAAGCATGTGGAGATAGATTTCAAGAACTGACAAAAATGAAACACACTAATGATTCTCCGTGGAGCGCAATTTCATATCCGTGTGAAGAATGCGGATGGAAAGTAATGATCTCAGGTTATGGACAAACAAAAGAGGAAGCAGTGGCAGATTTATACATAAAATTACATGAAGATAAGTTGTCAAATTAACAGTAAAATAGTATAATAAAAAACATATGCAAAACAAACAATTTACAAACGAAGAGCTTAAAAATATCGCAGTTTTGATTGGTAAAGCACCTATTAGCGGCGCAGATTCTGTTACTGTTGCACAACTTCTTATCAAGATCAACAGCATGATAACCCCTATTCCTTTGACCACAGAAGAAAGTAAAGAAACTAAAGAAGAAGAAAAATAATGTTGTATTTAGGAATCATTATCGGCTTACTCATAGCCATATTTCTATCCATTATAAACAAGAAAGTCGCTCCTACAGTTGATAAAGTCATCGAAAGAACACACGCTACTTATTTTCAAGAGCATGGTGATTTCCTCGACATAGAATCAGAACACGAAAAAATAAAGAAAATACTCAATGAAGATACAACCAATACTCAATAACATATATTTCAGGCCGGAAAAGGAAAATATGCCTCTCATGCAGATTGACGCTTTCCTTGAAATGGGAGAAGTTATCGCAGTTGGCGAAGACGTAAAACATGCTAAACCAGGAAACAAAATCTTTGTTAAAGGATGGGGTGTTGATGTCATAGAAATCGGAGAAGAAAAATACTACTTTACCCAAGAAAACAGTGAATTTGTAAAGGCAATCGTTGCGAATGAGTAGATTCTTTGAAAAATCACAATGTGTTGCTGGTTTCCTACATGATTTTAAGATGGTAGAGAATACAAGCGCATTAGTTGACCAATGCAATCGTTGTAAAAAGAAGGTATATATGAGATATAGCCCATTTGACGGCAGTACCTCAAAAAGATTTGATCAGCAGACGCATTTAAAGGAAATGATACAACCATGGCATCCACTTTATAAGCATGAATATAAAAAATAATGTACGAATCAAACTATTACGAAGGAGCAGAGGGATTTGATAAAGTAAAAGCAGGTTTTACGACAGTATGTAAAGCTGTATCCCGAACGCTCGGCGCATCAGGCAATAATTTCCTCATAGAAGAAAAGCTGCGACCTTTTCATCGTTTCACCAATGACGGCATCACTATTGCCCACTCTATCCATTTCAAAGACAATGCGCTTGAAATAGGCGCAAACATCGCTCGTGAAGTCTCAAAAAGAGCCAATGACAGGTCTGGCGACGGTACTACAACTGCGCTTACAATCGCACCAGTTATCATTGATGAGGGAATGAAACTATTGAAAGACAAGAGCGGCATCGCAATCAAGCGCGAACTTGACGCTATTCTACCAGAGGTAGAGAAAGCGATCGATGCACAAGCTCGCCCATGCATTACCTACGAGGAAATCCGCAACATAGCTATTACTTCCGCAGAATCTGAAGAACTCGGTACAGTTGTAGCAGATATTTATCATAAAATCGGCAAAGAAGGATTCGTTGAAATTGAAAACTCTGGAAATGCTGATACTTCTTGGGAAGAAATCAAAGGTGTTCGTTTCCTTGGTGCAAAGTCATATAGCCGCGCATTTTTGGATAATAAAGGTGAATACGAACAGGAAAACCCTATTATCTTCGTAACTACCCAGCCAATTAGGGATTCTGTCGCACTCAAAAACATCCTCGGTATAGTTGGAAAGGCAGGAAGACAGGATATGGTGCTCATCGCAGATGAAGTAGACGATCGAGCACTTAAAGACATAGCAGGAACTAATCGTGCAGTCGGTGCGCGAATGATCGTCGTCAAATCCCCTACAATCGGCAAAGATGCATTTTTTGAGGATATTGTAGAACTCACAGGCGCAACGCTCCTTTCGGCTAAAACTGGCGTAACGCTCGATCGCGCACGTCTTGATAATGCTGGAACATGTGAAAAAATAACCATTACCGAGCATACGACTACTGTACTTGGCGGTAAAGACCTTACTGATTATATTGAACACTTGAAAACCACGCTCGATGAAGACACACCACTTCTCAAGGAACGGCTTGGCGCATTGTCGGCAAAAGCAGCAAAGCTCAAAATCGGAGCAAAATCTGAGTCGGAACTATCGTATCTCCGTGATAAAGCCGAGGACTGCGTAAATTCTACCAAATTGGCTATGCAGGGAGGATATGTAGCAGGAGGAGGTGTATGTTTACTTAATGTTTCACGTGAAATGCCTGATACGTTAGGAGGGAACATACTTAAAATCGCTCTAAAAGCTCCAGTCAAGAATATTATTCGCAATGGTGGATATGAAATCGCAGATAAAATTCCGAATGAGGGCAAAACTATTTTTATAGAGGGAGAAGACTTTAAGAACAATCATGGATTTGATGCAAAGAAAGGAGCTATTGTAGACATGTTCGATGCTGGCATTATAGACTCAGCTATCGTATGCAAAAATTCGGTACGTGCAGCAGTCGGTACGGTAGAACTCATGTTCAGCATCTACAACGGCGGCGTATGCACGCAGGTAGAACCGAAACAGCAGTTTATGATGATGCCGCCACAGGCGTAATATGCTATAATTACCGCATGAAAGAATACAAAAAGCCAATGGCTAAAAACTGGCAATTCTCTCCTAAAGTATCTCTCAAAGAAAGCCTCTCACTAGAAAAGCCAGAAGCGGAAGGAAACCTTGATATTGAGATAATGGATAAACCAAATGGATAGAAATAGTGAAATAAATCAATTAAAGGATTTCCTGAATGAAGAAAAGCATCTAGAAAGATACGGAAATTGTTGGATATGTGATGATTATGAATCGGGATTCAAAATGGGAATGATCCACGCCGCAGCAATAAATCTTACAAGTAAAGAAGTATTCGAATAAAAAGATGCCAGGAGGAAGACCAACTGAATACAACGAAATAATCCTAGAAAAGGCTAGAGAGTATCTTGAATTATGCGAGGACGAAGAAGAACAGCAACTTACAGGTTTGAGTCAAAAAGGAACTGAATTGTACAAAAACAAACTGAAGGTAAAGATGCCTACCAAAGGAGGACTAGCTGTATATCTTGACGTTGCGCGTGAAACATTATATGACTGGTCGAGTAAATACCAAGAGTTTTCTGACATTATGGAAAAACTCGGAGCAAAACAAGAAGAAAGACTAATAAACAATGGACTTTCAGGAGACTACAATCCAACAATTGCTAAAGTCCTTCTTACAAAACATGGTTACAGAGACGCAGTAGATACAGATGTAACTACAAAGGGAGAGAAATTGGAAACAAACAATCCTGCTCATTTAGCATTAGCAAAAGAATATGAAAATAAATTGAAAGAGAGTCTATGAGAAAATGGAATTATGATGTCCTAGCTTTGGTAGAACAAGAGCTTCGTCCGTTTAAAAAGAACGATTACTCAAAAAGTCAGGAGTTTATAAAAAGTAATGAAAGCTTCTATACGAGTAAAGAATTTTTAGATAAATATGAAGAAAGACTCAAAGAAAACTTGTAGACATGAATGGTGGATTGATAGTAAAAAAGTTTATAAAACTCGTGAATCTTTCTACAAAAATGTTGTCTGCATAAAATGCTCTTAGACTAAATAAGAATTTATAATATGAGTAAAAGTGTACTAAACCAAATTAGAGAGAAAGTGCTCAAAAAGGCATTAGAAGAAATAGGCTTTCATGGCATTTATATGCTTTTTCCGTACCAAAATCCGAAAACTAAAGCAATTGAATGGCTTAAATTGAGCATTAAAGCGAAGTTTATAAACGACATAAAAGATGCTTCTTGATCAAATAAGCATTCACAGCTGGATACAAAATAATGGAATAAAAACCGAAGCGGGTGAAGTACTGGACTTCTCAAAATATCGCTTCATGTATGATATTTATGCCGATAGAAGCCCACTTCTCTGTTGCATGAAGGCGGCGCAGATAGGATTCACAACCTTTGAAATACTTAAGACAGCGCACGAATGCTATTACGAAAAACTGGATATTATCTATGTACTTCCTTCTGCAAACGATGTTAAAAGATTTTCAGGCGGTAAAACTAATAAGATAATCGCGCAGAACCCGGTACTTGCTTCATGGACAAAAGATAAGGATTCAATCGAACAGAAGCAATTCGGCGATAATACGATCTATTATGAAGGCTCATGGACAGAACGCGCCGCGCTTTCTACAACCGCTAAAAAGCTCGTAGTGGACGAATATGACCGCTGTAAGCCTTCCGTCGTCGAGCAGTACGATTCACGCCTACAGTCCACTGCAAATCCTCGCAAAGCATTCTTTTCAAACCCTTCATCGCCAGAATACGGCATACACAAATGGTATTTGCTTTCCGACCAGAAAAAGTGGCACGTGAAACACTCATGTGGGAAAGTATTCGAAATGGACGAGGACTGCATAGATTATGGCCGTGAAATATACGCTTGTCCGTCGTGCAGGGGGGAAATAACGAACGAAGAACGTCGTAAGGGCGAGTGGATAGCGACCGCACAAGGAGAATGGTCAGGCTATTGGATACCGCTATGGATTGCTCCATGGATTCCAGCTTCAATGATATGCAAGGAAAAACGAACAAAAACCCCTGATTACTTTGCTAATTTCATCGCTGGCAAGCCATGGGCAGGATCAGGCAATAAGATTTCAAAGCGCGAGATACTGGCGAACTGCGTTTCAAAGGTAAATGACCAGTCGGGGCAGATCATTATTGGTGTGGATTCAGGTATACCAATTCATTATTCAATCGGCAACGAGCAAGGTTTGTTCTATTACGGAACCTGCACTTCATGGAAACAGATTGAGCAATTCATGCGTAATTGGCCTAAAAGCATCGTCATAGCCGATGCAGGTGGAGACTTGATCGGGCCGCGAGAGCTTAGAGATAAATATCCAGGCAGAGTATTCCTTGTCTATTCAAACACTTCTCTAAAAGAAAAGATTGCCGAATGGCCAGAAAATGAGCCAGGAACAGTTCGTATAGACCGCAATGCGTCCGTACAATACGCAGTGGATCACATGCGAGATAAGAGAATACCTTTATTCGGTTCTATGGAAGACTGGGAGCCGTTTGCAGAACACTGGAATAATATTATGCGCGTTGATGAAGAATCTGCTTCGGGCATTATGAAACGTGTATGGCAGAGAAATGGACCCGACCATTGGGTATTCGGCACCGTTTATTATCTCACTGGCATAAGCAGATTCACTGGAGAAAGCGGTGGATTCGTAGGTAACGAGCCAGATTACAAATTAAAAGAAGGCTATTTTGATGGCCAGATGAACGCATCTTTTCTATGACAAAAATCGAACTTACTGATGATGAAGCTAAATTGTTTCTTATATTTCAGAAAAAGCATGCTGTACTTGCGCCAATGTTAGGATACATGGATATGATGCAGCTTGATAAACTGGTGAATTGCAGTATTCAGCTCGATACAGACGCTAAAGGTATAGTAGTCCATACTGCAATCACAAAACATTTCAGGTAAAAACTTGCACGATATATCGCACGTGGTATAATTAAATGGTATTAGTTTAACACCCAACGCAACGAAGCGCGGTGTCCCAATTCGGGGCACTGCGTTTTTTATTTACACGATGGACGGACGAGAAGTAAATGTTCTGGGAGTATCCCAGCTCATAGGTTCTGATATGAATAAAGTCGGCAAATCAGCCGAGCAACTTGCCGAAGGTATTACAGGTGAAACCCTGCCAGAATTGGAGCTTCCAATGACTGATCAAGAGCTTCTATCGCTCAAGTCTAAGTGGGAAAACCAGTATTTAAACTACGAAAGCTCTCTCAAAAAAAAGCAAGAAGTATCCAAAAGATATTGGCTCGGCTTGCAGAATAATACTGTTACTGGTGACAATAGGCCTATTTACGATAATCTCATCTTCCAATCTTTGGAGACTTTCCTACCGCAGGCAACCTCACAAAATCCTGTTTCTGTATCAAATGCAGGAAAAGACCCAGAGCAGATAGCGTTTGCTAAGAATGTTGATGGAATGAACTCATATCATGCAGAACGGCTTGGACTTCGTTATCTCCTCAAGGATATGGCTCGCCATTGGTCGCTGTATTATATCGGCGTACTCAAAGTCGGATGGGATGAGGAAACTTCAAAGAATATAACTCTTAAACATATTCACTCGCAGCGAATTCTCATCGATCCTGATAGCACAGTTGACTTCAAAGGACGCACTAATGCTCGTTGGGTAGGTGAAAGAAAGACTGTTACCGCACAAGAATTGGCAGACCTTTTCCCTAAATTCGCATCGCAAATTAAGGAAGAAGTGCTTGATCAAATGGGCACTAACGTAACCTATACGGAATGGTGGACACCTGATTATTGTTTCTACACGTTCAAACGCATAGTGCTTCAGAAGATGAAGAACCCGCACTGGAACTGGAACGATGCAAAGCTAGAAGTAGATGAAATAGGTATGGAGGTACCGGCACAGGAACTTCCGAACCATTTTGATACGCCTTGCATTCCGTATATCTTTCTCACTGTATTTAACATCGGAGAACATCCGCACGATGATACCTCTCTCTTGGAACAGAATATGCGTGCACAAGACCTTATTCAGACACGAAACGATCAGATAACATCGAACGTCAATGCTATGAATAATAGCCTTGCATTTGCTGGACCATTCTTCACTAAAGAGCAAGCAAAGCAAGGAAATAAAGCGGTTAATACTGGTCAAGGCATATTCGTTCCGAACGGACCGATTGATTCTGCAGTCAAACGTCTCAATCCTACTCCGCTTCCAGGTCAGGTATTCGATCAGCTTATAGATGCTCGTCAAGAACTCATGAATGTATGGGGCGTTCGCGGACTCACGGCAGAAGGTCAGGAAGGCACAAAAACTGTCCGCGGTCGCATGATGAATCAGCAATATGATTCATCCCGTATTGGTGGAACTATTACGGAATCTATTGAGCAGGTTGCCGATCAAGTATTTAACTGGTTTGTACAGCTATACTGCGTTTATTATGATTCTCCTCGCCAGTACGCAGTCATAGGACAGGATAAGGCAGTACAGCAAGTTTCGCTTTCACAGATTGACTTTCTGCAAAGAGATATTGTCGTTACTGTAGTTCCTAATTCAATGATGCCTAAAGACCAAGTGACTAAGGCAAACCAAGCAATGGATTTGTGGGAAGCAGGCGCACTTGATCCAGTATCACTATTCACCGCGCTAGACTTCCCAGACCCTGTTACGCAAGCCGAAAAGCTTTATCTGTGGAAGACGAACCCTCAAGCCTTGTTCCCAAATATTCCTCCTCCTCAAATGCAACCTGGAATTCCAGGAGAAAGTCCGCCGCAAGACCAGAATTTGAATCCAGTCGCTCGACCACAAAGCCCGATACAAATGGAACAAAATGCACCGAGATTATCAGCAATTTAACAAATATATATGTCACATGGAGAAGTAATGAAAATTATGGCGAGAAAAAAGGAACCGATGACTAAAGGATGGGCAAAAGTTTTGAAAGAAGATATAAAGTTGGACGAAAAAGAATTAAAAGCAAAAGCTCAGTCGAAAGCTATGAAGAAGTGTATGAAATAATATATGCCACTAACAAAAAAAGGAGCAGAAATTATGGGTGCCATGAAAGAAGAATACGGAGATAAGAAAGGTAAGCAAGTATTCTACGCATCAAGAAATAAAGGAACGATCAAGGGCGTAGAGAAGTCAGCGCAACACAAAGCGATGACGAAGAAGATGAAATAATTAAAAATTTAAGTCTTGTTTCTCGGTTTAAGACAATAAAGAAAAAACCTGCGTAAAAACTATGGAAATCAAAGAAAACAAACCAGAGAATATCTTTGCATATCTCGACAAGGAGGATAAAACCTCCGAACGTGAAGACGAAAAGCCATCGCAAGGGGGCGAAGAAGAAAATACTCTTGACGAATCCAGTAACGAAGACCTTCACAAACAGCCGCGTTTTCAAAGAGTCATAAAGAATTGGCGTGAGACAGAGCGTAAATTGCTCGAAACTATGGAACACAGCGACAAACTGTACCAGAAAGTCAACGAGCTCGAACAGAAGCTCCAAACTACCAATCAGCCGAAGGAAGCACCAGAATACTGGTCAAAGGCATATGAATCAAAGGAAGCCGCTGACGCCGCATGGCAAGTCATGCAGAAACATGATGAGGAAATCCTCGAACGCGCAAAGAACCTTCTGAAACAGGAGGAAGAAGCAAAAGCTCGCGCAGTTGAGGAAGAGACGAAAGCATGGGAACAGCACATTCAATCTGAACTCGATGATCTCGATCAGGCGCATCCTGAATTGAATATAAACGATAACTCAAAGCTCAAACAGAAACTTTGGAAAGTTCTCGATGAATATTCTCCGAAGAATGCAGACGGAACGTATACATACATTCCTTTTACTAAAGCCTACGAAATCCTTGAGAAAGAGGAAAAATTGGCTAAACTCCCATCTTCGAATGCTCGAAAGCAAGCCGCATCTGTCTCAATGGCTCGTTCATCAGGCAACGAAATGCCGACCCGTTCGGCAGAATCAGTACGCAGAGGAGGTTTCAAATCGCTTCCATGGAGAAGCCGAATCAGCGAAAACGAATAATTATCAATCATTTACCAATTAAAACATTATGAATCCTTCATATAACGCATACGGCCAGGATGTGCAATCGGTAACCAACCAGGAACTCGTTCCTGAAGTTGTTGATACCGTACTCCGCGCGAACACCGCTTTCTTCTACTTCATGAAGAACGCCGGTAAGTTCGAAGGCTCGCAGATGGTCATTCCGATCAAATACCAGACAGGCGTTCCAGGTACGATGTTTTCGGGCTTCGATGCTCTTCCAACGTCATATCAGACTGTACTTGTCAATATGATTTACTTGCCTAAGTTCTTCGCTACGAACGTTGCGCTTCCAGGCGACCAGCTCTCGGTCAACAAAACCAAGTACGCTACGCTCTCTCTCATGGAAACAACCATGAAGATGCGCGCACAGGACATGGCGAACCAGATCG